AGTTATATATTGGCAAACCAGCCTTTATTGAATCTTACCAAATAGGCCCTTGTGCCTATCATGGCTTGTAAAGCTATATTGTCTAGATCGTCTGTGACTGTATAGCCGCCTGCTATTTTAGTGACTGTCATAGCAGGATGTTTACGTAGTGCCCTAAGCATTACTTGCAAGTCGGGCTTTAGTATTAATCTACTGACGTATTTTTGTTCACTCATGGCCTTAGGCCTCCTCTCTTTAGGTTTACTAGTAGCGTCTATTGCGCTGTTTGTATTCTTTAGGCATAGAGCCATTAAATGTCCTTACATTATTAAATGCTATGTCGTAGGCCAGCTTGACGGCCTTGTATGGCTCGCTAATGCGTATTGATACAGGTATTAAGCCTAGGGTATCCCTATGGTTTTGTGATATTTTAGCAAGCATTTTTGAGGCCTTGTCTAGATCACTATACAATGTCTCGGTTTTAGTCTGATACTCTTTAAATGTTATCATAACTTGCGCCTCCCTTCTTAAGGTTTACTATTAGCTCATTAGCTTTTGCTATGGTTATTAAGACTCCATGGTCACTTAGTGATGCTACCAATAAATCAGCGTCATTAGTCGTTATGGCGTGTTGAAAATTAAAGTCATACTGTACAGCGTCTAACTTTTCTAAAATATCCATAATTTATCCTTTTGCGTATTGCATCATAAATCGTATGTGCTCAAGTCTAGCAGCCCCTTTACGACTTGCTAGGTTTCCTAGCCATATGGCAACATCGTTTCCAGACTTGCCCACACCGCACCATATGCCCTTAATTTCATACTTGCCACCTTTACCCGCAGTTATCCACTGACCAGCCTGTAGGCTTTTACGCTCTTCTTGTGAGAGTGCCCAGATGTCTAATGTTTTTTGATATTTAGCCATGATAATTTATCCTTTTGATTATAATTAGTTTAGCGCCACGTGGGTCGCAAATATGATACAGAATACGCCTATGAGCGCCCCTGACAAGCTTAAGGCCTGACCCACTAGTCTAGCTTGCCTTTCTTGCTTAAGCACCTGATAGGACGCCTGTAGGCTCTTATGTGTGTGGTCTCTCATTGTGTTACCTCTTCGCAAATGGTTTTTTTTTCAAGTTGATAGTATGGATATTCTAATAAATCATTGTTGTTGTAATGATGCTCAAAGATAACCCTTGCTTCATTTACAGATATTTTAGCTATTGCCGCTAAATTGCCTAGGTTTAAATCATTATTGTTTAAGTGTATTTCAATCAATTCTTGATTTAACATTTTGTTACCTATTTATTAGTTTATAAAGTATATAGCTTAGAACCACAGGCGCCATAAGAATAGCGCCTATTAGTAGTAAATCATTAATTAAATACATGGCTTATTATCCTGTAGGCTCGTGATTGTTTTTGACACGTAAATAGCTTGTAACTTTGCCGTCTATCATGCCGCTAATTAAGCCACCTAAGCTATTACGGCAATCTAGTGGGCCATGTAGATCATTTAAGCGCCTAAGCTCGTATAAGGTTCGCTCTTTGTTATCTGTACAGCATATTATGGCTAATGTGTTTTCCCTATCGTGCTGTTTTGTTACATATAGTGTTTTCATAATTCAACCCCATCAATGGTTGCTGCAAAATTCTTGATGCTTGCGTCCACACCTAAAGCTCTTAAGCGACTACGTGTGGTCGGTGTAGGCCAGTCCCTGAACGTGTCAGCATTAGGCACAATGCCACCATCATAATGCACAAATGTTGCTATGTGATTACCATGTAGGTAGATTGCGCTTGAATTTACCTCTGGCACATAATTAACCATAGTGTTAGCAAAGCTAAAATTCTGTTTATTGTGGATTGCGTTAATCATTTGCTGCTCAATTTTTCTCATAATAATATACTCACTCATTTTAGTTATTAATGCTTGCGTTATTCGATAGGCCTAGATTCTACACTGAGCCTATCTGACAATACAATTATTATAACGTCCTATTATTATTAATAGTGTCCTCAATACTGCCAAAGTCGGGCAGTATGTCAAACATCAGAAAATGTTTAATGTCTCTATTCTTTTTAAATGTTGGATAGTCGCCATTGATCACAGCCCTATCCATTGCCTCAATTGCATTTACTAGCTCTAGTCTTAATGCCTCAGTCATTCCCATGTTATTCATTACGCTATCGCCCATAAGTAGTAAAATAATGATGCTTGCATAGCGCCAGCTAATACAATGCCCGTTAATAGTGTTAGATAGTCTTTCATTACTTGCGCCCCTTAAACTATTGTATAGCCGTGAATATTAAAATATTGCTTATTCGCGTTATTTTGCTCTCTTTTTGGCAGAGTATCCCATAGATTCTGTAGTTTATTAAATGCAGCTTCTTGCTTACGCTCTATGGTAGCTTCTTGCGCTTCTGTTATGTCGCTGCGTCCATCCTGTAAATTAACTAAATAGTTGTATTTCCTATCAGCATTATAGACCTGATTAATACGTGACTGATACTTCTTGTTAATTGCGTTGAGAATGTTAGTCATTACGTGCGCTCCTTATAGTCTGCCCATGCTTGCATCTCATTATCGTTATAGTAATGCCCATTATGAAAGCCACCATTAGCCCAAGTCCATGTGACAAACTCCAGCTTATGATTTTGGGCCATAACAATGTAATGATGCTCATCGTGAAATTCTGTGTCTTTCCAAGCCATGATTGAGACACCCTTAGCTCGGGCAGTGTTAAACATAGCCCTTTGTGCACTCATGCTATCCTCTAGCCATTCCTCATGCTTAAGGCCTTGTGCGTCTAATTGTGCGTCTGTGGTGTAGTTATTCACGGCTATACTTCCTTTGCTAATGCATTTTGAGTTGCTTGACGCGCTTCATTAAGACGCGAGGTTAGATCATTTAACTGCCTTATTTGATCACTTTCCATCTGTAATAGTTGATGCATAAATTTCTGAGTACGGGTTAATTTATCCTGTGTCTCGTTTTTAGGTACCCTTAGTAGACTGGCCTCTAGTTGAATTATATCCTTCTCATAATCCAGTTGGTACTGCCTAATCTGTACTAGGCTAGAATGTATACTGGCTATTAGCTGGCTTACTCTTTGCTGGCTCTCTAGAGCTTCGTTATACTCTTGTGTGGCAATTGCTTGGGTGGTCATGGTGTTACCCTTTAGGTTAGTGTCAATATTTTGACTATTGTGCTGCTGTTTCGTTGTTGTTGGGTTGAGTATAATTGAATAAACAAAAGTGTCAAGCTTTTATTTCATTTAATTTTATATTGGAAGCATAAGGAGTCTTGAGTATCACAGACAATAAACAAAGTAAACAAATAAATACAAATAAAGTCAATAAATTACTCTAAGCTCGATTCTCGCCTAAGATATAGCAATGTGTCTAGGGTGCGTAAGCTACCCTTAAAACGGCTTATATAAAGCCTTAGATACATGTGGATAACTTATACACATATGCACAGAGTTATCCACAGACTCACAGGTTTGCTTGGGTGTCAAGTGTCTCCATAGGCACCCACTTAGGCATATACTTGTCAAGCTGTGACTACATAAGGAACAATAGCGTGGCTATTGCATACCCAAGTTACTTGTGTTAACTCAAGGGCTGCTGTCAAACTATTGACACTCAAGGCTAGGCACCCTTAGCATACCCAAGGCCTTAAGTAAACATCAGGCCTTAAGGTGACTGATGAGTCCTGATGTGCCTCAAGGCCTCGGTTCACACTTGCTCCACTCTGGTCACCCTTGATGATGTCTCAGGTGGTCTCAGGTGGTCTCAGGTGCCTGTGGATAAACCTGTGGACTACCTGTGTGTTTCCTGTGGATTACGTATGTATAACTTTGGAGGACTTTGGTAGATCGAAGGAGATCGGCACACTTTGGGCTGGCCTGTGTGTAAGCTGTGGATAACTCCATGGTCTAATGAGTGCCCAAGTGTCCGAGGTGGCCTGAGCCTCAGCTATATGGACACCTAAGCCCTGTGTGTAAGCTGTGGATAACTTGGGGGGCGGGGGCGTGTGGCTTCTCAGCTTTACCTGCGGTAGGCCCGTAGGCACAAAAAAGTAGCATTTTGCTTTGACATAAGCAACCAAAAGTCAATAAAAGATTACAAAAGAAAACACAGGTAACTCATTGGTATACATGGGAATGACTCTCATTATCATGTGCACACTAAAGGAAACATATGTTTACAAAAGAAACATGAGAAATAGATTGACTTTCTGCTCTAAATATGTTATAATATACTTATGTTATAAAGCTTCTTAAGAACCTTTTAGTTATTTCTTTGTTTATAAATTAAAGAATAGCTTTAAGAGTCTTAAGTATACTTAAGTACACTTAACTTCTTCAATCTCAACACAGAGGTAATTGATTTGTCAACTACTAAAGAACCTATAGTAGCTAAAAGAAAAGGTAGGCCACCTAAAGCAGCACTAAAGAAACCTAAGGGGATTATTGGTCGGCCTAAAGGTGATGCTACAATTATCAACGAGTACAAAGCTAGGATGCTTGCGTCACCTAAGTCAGCTAAAGTGCTGGACGCTATCTTTGATGCAGCCTTAGACCATGACCATAAGAACCAAGCGTCAGCATGGAAACTTGTCATGGACAGGGTAGCTCCTATAGCAGCCTTTGAGAAAGAAATCATTAAGGGTGGTGGCAAGTCAGCCATACAGATTAACATTACTGGTGTAGGCCAAACTGACATAAGTTCTCCTCCTCAGTCTCCTGATGATCAAGAAGATGCTCAAGAAGGGGAGTATACTTTAGTATGAGCGACCTAAGCATAGAACTACTTGAGTGGCAAAAGAAAGTATGGGCAGATGAGACTAGATTCCGAGTAGTTGCAGCAGGTCGAAGGTGTGGTAAGTCACGCCTAGCTGCTTGGTTGTTGATTGTCAATGGCCTACAGGCTAACCTACCTAACTCACACGTGTTCTACGTAGCGCCTACACAAGGTCAGGCTAGAGACATTATGTGGAAACTACTGGTCGAGCTAGGTGCCCCTGTCATACGAAGTTCACACATAAACAATATGCAGATAACCCTAATCAATGGTTCTACCATTAGCCTTAAGGGTGCAGACAGACCAGACACTATGCGAGGCGTAAGTCTAAAGTTCCTAGTGCTTGACGAGTATGCAGACATGAAACCTGAGGTGTTTGAAGAAATACTACGTCCAGCCTTAGCTGACCAAAAGGGTAGCTGTCTATTCATAGGAACACCTAAGGGTCGTAATCACTTCTATGACCTATACAAGTACGCAGAGTTGTCTGGTGACGATGATGAAACTTTCTCTGCATGGCACTTTACCAGTTACGACAATGAAACCCTAGACCCTAACGAAATAGATGTAGCTAAGAAAAGTATGTCTACCCATGCTTTCCAACAAGAGTTTATGGCCTCCTTTAAGAACCAAGGCTCTGAGATGTTTAAAGAAGAATGGTTATCATTCGGTTCTAAGCCTACAGGTGACGGAGACTACTACATTGCTATTGACTTGGCTGGTTTCCAAGATGTGTCTAAAAAGAAAGGTAAGACAAGTAGATTGGATAACTCTTCTTTAGCTATTGTGTTTGTCAATGAAGATGGTTGGTTTGTCGAAGATATGATCTATGGTCGATGGACTTTAGATGAAACAGCTCAGAAAATATTCCAAGCAGTACGAGACTATAAACCCTTGTCAGTAGGTATAGAGAAAGGTATAAGCAAACAAGCTGTTATGTCTCCCTTAATGGATATGATGAAAAGACAATCATTCTTTTTTAGAGTTGAAGAATTAACTCATGGAAACCAAAAGAAAACAGACAGAGTTATGTGGGCCTTACAAGGTCGTTTTGAACATGGTCGTATTACCCTTAACAAGAAGAAGAAAGAATGGCACTCACGTTTCTGTGATGAGTTATTTCAGTTTCCTGACCCATTAACACATGACGACTTGGTAGACTCCTTAGCCTACATAGACCAATTAGCCAAGGTAGCTTACATAGGCAACTTTGAAGAACAAGATGATTTTGAAACCCTAGACTCAATTAGCGGATACTAAACACATGAATGACTACAACGAAAGTACAGACCCTATTATCATTGAGCAAAGCCTAGAAGATTGGGTACTCAATAAGGTAGATACGTGGGGAGAGTATTACGAGAATAACTACGCACAGAAGCATGAGGAATACTATCGCTTATGGCGAGGTATTTGGAACGCTAGTGACAAGACACGACAAGCAGAGCGTAGTCAGATCATTGCACCTGCCCTACAACAGGCAGTAGAGTCTAACGTAGCTGAGATAGAAGAGGCTACCTTTGGTCGTGGTACATACTTTGACATTAAAGATAACATGGGCGACTCTAACACCCAAGACATTATGTTCTTGCGTAAGAAGCTACATGAGGACTTTGACCTAGCCAAGATACGTAGGGACGTAAGTGAGTGTTTAATTAACTCAGCAGTCTTTGGTAATGGCATAGGTGAGGTTGTCTTAGAAGAAATTAATGAGATGAAACCTGCGACTGAGGCAGTCATGGGTGGAGAGATGGAAGCTGTGGGCGTTAACATTACTAAACGCACTGTAGTACGCCTACGTCCTATCCTACCTCAGAACTTCCGTATTGACCCTGTAGCCACTAACATTGAAGAGGCCTTAGGTGTAGCCATTGACGAGTTTGTCAGTTCTCACTTAGTAGAACAACTACAAGAGCAAGGAGTCTACCGAGAAGGTTACATAGGCAACGCTAGTGAAGATTTTGACATAGAGCCAGACACAGAGCTAACTGTACATCAGGACGATAAGGTTCGTCTTACAAAGTATTATGGTCTAGTACCTCGTCACTTGCTTGAGAAAGAACTAGACTATGAGCTAGGAGAAGATGAAAAAGACGGCTACTACATTGAAGCTGTTGTAATACTAGGTAACGAGTCTGTCTTACTTAAGGCTGAACCTAGCCCTTATATGATGAAAGATCGCCCAATAGTAGCATTCCCTTGGGACGTAGTGCCTAGTCGTTTCTATGGTCGAGGTGTCTGTGAGAAAGGATACAACAGCCAGAAAGCCCTAGACGCAGAGCTACGGGCACGTATAGACGCCCTAGCACTCACAGTACACCCTATGCTTGCTATGGACGCTACACGCATCCCTAGGGGCACTAAGCCAGAGATTCGTGCTGGTAAGATACTACTAACCAATGGTGACCCTAAAGAGATTATCAACCCATTCAACTTTGGCAACGTAAGCCAGATAACTTTTGCTCAGGCTCAAGCACTACAGACTATGGTTCAACAATCGACAGGTGCCGTAGACTCTTCTGGTGTTGGAGGTTCTATAAATGGTGAGGCGACTGCTGCTGGCATTTCAATGTCTCTAGGTGCAATCATTAAGCGACATAAGCGCACCTTGATTAACTTCCAAGAGTCTTTCTTGATACCTTTTGTATCTAAGGCTGCTTGGCGTTATATGCAGTATGAGCCTGAGCTTTACCCTGTTAGTGACTATAAATTTAATGCAACTAGCTCCTTAGGTATTATTGCTAGGGAGTATGAGGTAAGCCAGTTAGTACAACTATTACAGACAATGGGTAAGGATACACCTTACTACCCTGTCATGCTTAAGTCTATTGTTGATAATATGAATGTTGCCAACAGGGAAGAGTTAATAGGTTTAATTGATAAAGCTTCTCAACCTACACCAGAGCAGCAGAAAGCAGGTGAAGAGACTCGACAAGCTGAATTAGCATTCCAAGCGTCACAAACAGCCGCCTTATCTTCACAAGCGGAGGAATCTAAGGCTAGGGCACAGAAACTTATGGTAGAAGCTCAGGCTATACCACAAGAAATGGAGATTGATCGTATCAGAGCTATCACTACTAACCTAAAGGATGGTGAAAATGATGATCGTGAGTTTGAACGTAGGCTTGCAGTTGCAGATCGTATCTTAAAAGATAAAGAAATTACTTTAAAATCACAAGGACAGCAAAATGGTATCTCAACGCGACCTCCAGCAAGTAGTGGAGCAAATCAACGAGAGCTACAGCAAGCTTTTGAACAAAATAACCAAGCTAGAGGGGCAAATGGAAACATTAGAGTCCCTAGTGGCCTCTAATACCACACTTTCTAAGAAAAGTAAAGAAAAATCTTGACTTTTTGTTAAAAACATGGTATAATAGGTAGTATAAATGACAGATAACGAATTAGAAGTTTACTTTAGGCAGATGAATGACCTCTTTCGCATGGAAGGTTGGGGTTTACTAATTAAAGACTTAAAACTACAAGTTCCTAACATTGACTCTGTAGAACAGGTTAAGACTATTGAAGACCTTTACTTCCGTAAGGGACAACTTAATATTCTTGGCACTCTTCTTCAACTAGAAGAAACTAATCTACGTGGACAAGAGTCCTTGAGTGAAGACGCTAATGTATAAAATGTACGATTACAAATGCACACTAGGACACATCAACGAACACATGGTTAAAGGCTCACCAGACACACAGAAATGTAAGTCCTGTAGTGCCTTAGCAACCAGACAACTTTCCTCTCCACGTTCTTCTTTAGAACCTTTCTCTGGCGACTTTGCTGGAGCAACTCTAAAATGGGTTAAAGACCATGAGCGAGGTAGAGTGCAAGCAGAGAAAGCCAACTCCTAGTCTTAGGAAGCTTTCATTTTTAATCACTTCTCCACAATACTAAGGTACGGAGTTTAATATGGA